TAGGTTTCTTGGGAGGGGAGAACCATCCTCGGCAACCCCTGGGGGTAAGAGGGGGTCATTCACGTTCACTCCAGCGGGAGGACCCAGACGGATGTCACTGGCCATGGGGCCTCTAGGCAGCAGCTCCCCTCGAATGGTTTTCTCAAACTGTTGGTGAGGTGTGTCCAGGGCCTTGTACAGGTTCACCAGGTAAGTTTCAATCCTATCTGTGAGCGGTAGGAATGGGGCAACAACGCGATTCAGGTTGTCCGCTCCAGACGCCTCGGTAGGTAGGGTGGAGACGTCTCCGGCTGTCGAGGAAGTCTTCAACGTCTTGAGCTGGTACCCAGAGTTGATGAAGGCCAGGTCGGTACGTCCTAGCAGACAGGCACACTCATCCCCAGGTACAGACTTGTCCTTGACTCCCATCTCGGCAAGAGTCAGTGCCCGACTGAGTTGAGATGCTTCAACAGAGGACGGCAATCCCTTCTGTGCGGTGGAGCCGAGGGGTGCTGTGTCCGCAATGAGGATTTTATCCTGCTCAGTGAACTCCAGAGCCTTCGTTTCAGGAACTCTGCGACCCGCAGTCTGAAGTTCCTCGGGCTGGAGTCTGGAAAGAGTAGCCGCTGTGTTGGCGAACGCACCTGTCACGGCACTGATCCCCTGAGACTGTGCCGATAGTGTCTCGAAGAGTCCCCCAGCTAGGGCTACCTGAGCATCAATCCTGGCAGCACTGTTGGGTTTGTTCTCGTTCAGGACGAGAGAGCCGTCCCGTAGATGAATGCCTCGGCCATACCGGAAGTGCCCAATCACCTCAAAGCCCCGTTGATCCGACACGGGCCGGATCATTGCCGACCCGTTGCCCAAGAATGCGGGGTCCGTCTTATCATTGACGATAGTGGTGATCTTTGCCTTGTCCGGAAATATGACCTCCTCGATCTGCTTCGAGCTATCGTAGCAGTAAGTGTAGACGCCAGCGGAGTTCATACCATACGAGTACCTGTGGTTGAGGTGCTCGTCCCTTAGCCTGTCCGCAGCTTGGTAGGTATGCATGGCCTGGTCGATGTCTGCCAACTGAGCCTTGGCTCCATCCTCGAACTCCTTCTTCGCCTGAGCAACTCGCGATGTGACTTGAGCATTTTGCCCTGTATTGGCCCTCAGTTCCTCTGGCGTAGGAGTGAATGGCCTCGTATATGCCATCACCACGTTAGGATAGCCGACGATGCGCCCTGTCTTAGGATGCCTCAGGATGAGGGGCTCGTAAGGGTTGTCTCCAGAGGCAGCCTGCTGTTGTCCAGGAATCGATGGTGGGAGCTGAGCAGCCTCACCCACTCTCAGTTCGAAGGAAGCCAAGTTCGTGAGGTCACGGCTGGATATCTTCCCCCCTTGAGAGAGCGGGGTTTCAGGCACACTCTGGTTGTCCGGGGGTGGAGTGTTGGCTACTCCCGTGACGCTCATAGTCCCTATGCCCTTTGGGGCAATGAACTTCTGCCTCTTGGCCGTGAGGGTCAGGGACGTTGTGGCTCTACCCCCAAACGAGATGTTGTGGGAGATGCCTGACACGTACCAAATCTGGTCCTTGGACGCCACGTACACTGGGAACCCCATCCTCAACTCAGGTCGGCAAGGGATCGTGACTGTCCCCCTGTGTCTCTTGGAGTTCAGGCGGTCAAGCATGTCCATGCCGACGTAGAACATCAACTGGGTGTCCCCCAGGAACTCAGAGCTGAACGGGTGCTGCCTCCACCCGTACTTCCTGAGAAGGTGGTAGTCCGTGACAGACGTGAAGGGGGTGAGGTCTTCTCCTAGACTATAGTCCACGTTCCCAGCAAACCCTCCTTGGATGGTGATCTGCGTCACTACCTCGGCTTCGGATTCGGAGAAGTCCCAGTCTATGACGTCGATGTCCTGTATCCAGGACACAGGCTTGTTGGGTAGAACGTCAAGGTTGTAGAACGGGGGCTTGAAGACGATGGACCCATCCACGTCCATAAAGAACTCGAATCCGATAGCGTTTTTGGCCGTGTTGGCTGCCTCGATTTTGGTCTGGTATTCTGACTGCCAGAGATTGATCTGACCCGCGTTCATGAACTGCGTTCGCATCGAGGTCACCTGAGGGTCCGTTGGGTCGAAAGCCATCTGGCCAGCGGTCTGACCCCCATTAGCTGCCCTCACCACTTGAGAAGCGAATGGCTTACCATTCTCTTGCTTCGTCGAGTTGTAGATGTCGTACAGGGTGTCCCCACGAACAGCCGTGCCCTGAGTCCCATATAGAAGGAGGTTGGATCTGATCCGAGAAAACCGCTTTTGCCAATAGAGCATGATGTCAGACAAGGCGGCATTGAAAGTCTCCTTCTGACCCTCCTCCTTGTTCATGCTCACCAGAGAACCAGAGCCTACGACCACGTCTCCGAAGGACTGCTGTGCCAAAGTCCAGATCACGTCATAGGGATTGGAACCGGAGAACACACTGCCGAACAGGTTACGACCCTGCTGCCCAGCGGGTTGGGTGAACGCGGGGTTGACATTCATCTGGCAAATTTCCCACCACTTGAGAATATCGGCACAGTTGATAGCGATGGTGTGCTCCCCGCCGGAGTAGCTGTCACTGACGTCAGTGATCATCCCCCAGAAGATTGGGTAATACTGAGGGATGCCCTCAATGAGGTAGTACCCCTTGCAGTAGATTTCCACCTCCATCATGGGGGTGAGGAGAAGATTTCCGTCGAAGTAGAGGTCGTCTATGGTGTGACGAGGGACAGCCAGGGAGATGTTCGCTGACCCCGGAGGGCTATCTACATTGAGGTCTACGGTAACACTCGTGACGAACTTGTTGAGATCGAACTTCCTGTTGCACTGAGGGCATCCAATGAGGTCTGACTCCCCGTTGATGTAGACCATGGCATCGGGAGCCGTCACGACCGTTGGACGGACGCCAGGACGATAATTGCCTTGGAAAGGACTTCGGGCCATTAGAGTGCCAACGCCAACTCACCTTGCAGTCGGCTGAGTTCCTGGTGATAGGTAGCGGTATCTATGTCACCACTCTTGTACTTCTGAGTCGTGAGGTTGATGTTTGCTTGGATCCGAGCCTGTGCCAATTTGGCTCCAGCCTCACCCCCTGGCTTCTGTGGTGAGGTGGCTACCAAAGCATCGATGTCTCCAAGGTCGATGATATTGGAGGTAGGTTGGTCATCTATGTCTCCCAGGTCGATGATATTGGAGGTGACCTCATCAGAGAACGTGGTCTTACCTCCGAAGATGTCCCCATCCCCTGAGGGGAGTACGTCCGCCTGAACCTGCTGGTTTCTGCGAATCTGCTCGGGAGGATTGTCGAGGAGAAAGGTAGCTCGCACGGTGAAGTCGAAACTGTACTCCAAGGTGAACGGCTTCGTGTCATCCTCTGTGACGTTGAAACTGTCGAACGACCCCAGGTAGAGGATGTTATCGTAGTAGATATAGACGGTCCCCACCACAGAGAGGTTGAGCCTCTTCTCCACACCAAAGTCCGCAAGGTACAGCCCAGCGTTGTTCCGGTACAGGAGATACAGAGCCAAGAAGTTTTGGTACCCTTTGGAGAAATTCCGGGCCATCCGGGTCAGTCCAGGACTTCCTGCTGGAGCATTGGTTACATTGCTGGAGATCATGGAGTAGAACCCAGCAACCTGGCCTGAGCCAGAAATCTTGTCCTGCTGATTCCCCCAGTGTTCGATGATGGGACCATTGCGCCCCCAGTTGCCGTCTGAGGTGATCTTCTCCCCAGAAACAGTGAACGATCTGGGGTTCACGAGCATGCGTAACGGAGGGGTGTTCCGCATGTTCTCCAAAGCCCTCTGGGTGGCAATGATCTGAGCCCTCTGGGCATCTTGAAACCGTTTGCCGAGGTCTGTCGTTACGGTGATTTGAGTCGTGGCTATCTTATCGAGCTGTTTTCTGCTCTCCATAGCGGCCGGAGCACCGTTGGTCTGCCATGTTGTGGAGGGCTGGTTGTCGGGTACTATGGCTGTGCCTACTGGAGGTGGAGGCTGTGGTCTTTGGTTGTTCGGAGGCAGAATTTGGTATTGCTTCAACCCCCCAAGCCACTGGAAGTGAGGTTTGTCCTTCTTTTTCCAGTCCCCACCCCATTCTAATCCGAGACTCTTACCTAGGGCACCTATCTTCTGGAGAATGTCCTCGGGAGGGTCAGGTTGAGCGAAAGCAACCTTCGGCTTACCCTTCTTCGGAGTGGTCTCTGAAACCACCAGAACGTCGAATGCCCAGCCTGCCTGATGCAAGCTCGTAGGGGGTGTTCCACGGGCATCGGTGACAATCTGGTTTCCTGGTTGTCCTAAGGCGGGGGGACCAGGGAAGTTTCTCCCTTTGGAGTAGTTTAGGTCCTGTTCCGCTGAGCTTCTCGGACCGGAGGACACAGCAATGGTGATCCCCTCCGCAGCACAAAGTTCGATCAGCTTCTTTGCGTGGGGTTGAATCTCGGGTTGGAGGCCGTTGATGAAGTTGTTGGAAGCACTCACCATCCATGGTGGAGGCACA